GATTTTTCTGGCTATGATGTAGTGGCTGAGAAGAATAATAAGTTCTTCCGCATCCAAGTTAAGACCGCGCAAACTGTAGAGGCAGGACGCACCAAGTATCGCTTCAGCACCAGCAGCGGGAATGGATACAACATCCCCAAGCGTGCTATCAGTGGCGTGGATTATGTGGCCTGCTGGGGGATGAACGATGATTTATTCTGGCTGTTGCCAATTGCCAAGTGCAGATCGGTGACAACCAAGCTTTGCCCATCGACAGGCCAAAGCTGGCGTGTATTCCAGAGCTTGTGAACGACAAAGAAGCGTGGAATCAGTTTGAGGATGGGCTGAAGGATGCGCAGTCCTACGATGAGGCTGTGGCGTGGATTAAGGCAAACCAAGAGATTGTTGAGAAGCTGACCATAAGAGCAATGATTAACAAATTTAATAGGGACATTAGCCACGCTAATAAGACTTGGCGTAATTAAATATACGCTCGACCTTGCGGTGGGTGGTTGGCTAGACACAACCCATGGGCAAGATCAACAGCAGGGCTAAGGGCGCAGCAGGCGAGAGAGAGCTAGCAAACTATTTGCGAGAACAGGGCTGGCAGAAGGCAAGACGCACCCAGCAGTACGCAGGAAATCCCGAAGGCGGTAGCGGGGATGTGGTTTGCGAGAACTTCCCATTTCATATTGAAGGCAAGCGTTGCCAAGCACTCAAACCCGAAGAGTGGATGGAGCAATCTAAGCGGGATTGTCCAGCAGGCAAGATCCCAGCGGTATTCTTCCGCCGCAATGGACGCAAAGAATGGCTAGTCATACTGACCGCAGACAGCGTGTGCGAATTAGCTCGACAGATCGCGCCAGCCAATGTGACTATCGAGTATGCAAAGACCGCAACCATCGCGCAGGGCTTTTACGTTAAGTCACCAGCTTTTGAAGACCTTACCCCAACAACAACAAACCCAAATAAATAAATAAAGGAGAAATAACATGGCACTAACAATAAGCGAGTCAGCAAAACAAGAGCGCAAACTACCAGAAGCGGGAGCTACTGTGGGCGTTCTTTACAGCCTAGTCGATCTAGGCCACCAGAAAACCAATTGGGATAACCAAGAGAAGTGGTCACCTAAAGTCCGCTTGACCTTTGAGTTGCCCGATCAGTTGGACGAGTTCGAGGTAGAGGAGAAGGGCAAAGTAACCAAGGTCAGCAAGCCGATGGTGGTATCCATCGAGCAGACCCGCAGTCTTGGCGAGAAAGCCAGCTTGCGGAAACTGCTTGAGCAGTGGAGAGGCCAGACCTTTACCTCCAAGGAACTACAAGCGTTCAGCTTGAAGAACCTTCTTGGCAAGCCAGCCATGCTCACGCTGATCCACAAGACCAGCCAGCAGGGTCGGCAGTATTGCGCCATTGCGGGTGCATCCAAGCTGCCCAAGGGCATGAAAGCACCAGCTACCACCACCAACGATCAGTTGTATTACGAGATCGAGCAGGGTGAGGCTGGGCAGTTCAACGATATGCCCGATTGGTTGCAGGAGAAGATCCGCGCTTCCAAGGAGTTTGCTACCGCTGCTGGCAAGTCTACTGCCATCAAGGTCGAGGTTGACGCAGACGGCAACGCAATGCCGTTCTAATTGTAATGGCTCTTACAATCACAGCGAAAGAGCCTACCAATTCCCGTCTGGTCCAAACGGATCAGGCGGGTCATTGGTACTCAGAAAAAGGCGAGTCTGCTCATGTAATTCTTGGCAAGAATGGCAACGAGCGAAACACCACCGTGGCCGATGCTCGCAAGTTGGGGTTGCTGCCCAGCGTTACATCTATTATCGGGGTTTTGGATAAACCGCAACTTACAAGCTGGAAGATAGAGCAGGCCATTATGTCATCGCTCACACTCCCGAAGGAGGAAGGCGAAACGCTCGAAAACTACGCTCGAAGAGTGGTTAAGGACTCTAAAGAATCAACAACGAAAGCAGCCGAGCATGGCACGAGAATGCACGAACAAGCCGAGAATATCCTCATGGGACGCGCTGTGTGCAAAGATGAAGACCTCCAGCCCTACATCGAAACCTTCAAGAAGTGGGCGGACGAAAACGTAGAGAAGACCTACTGGTGCGAGAAGGCACTTGTTGGCGCGGGGTATGCTGGAAGATGTGACGCATACGTCAAGTTGCGCGATGTGGGTGACGCTATCGTTGACTTAAAGAATCGGAAGGTTAATCCAAAATATGAGCCTTTCTACGACACGGACTGCGCCCAAATTTTTGCTTACTTGTCGGCCTCCGAAAACCCAAGAGCAGCAGGCGTGTCAATCGTGCTGGCATCAAATGATTCAAGCAAGATTATGACTAAGGTTTGGGATAAAGACGAACTCTACCAAGCTGGCATTGCTTTCTGCGCTATGCAGAAAGTATGGGCTTGGGTTAAGGGCTACACGCCTCCTGGGATGAAGCTATGATCGACCCTGCTGACGTGCTGTGGCTAGAGGAGTTGTTAGATCAAGTTTATAGGAGTCTTGCCAAATGAATGACTGGAGTTTAATCGCCCAAGCATGGGACTTGTTCATAAAAATTACTGACATGGTTCTTCGCCTGTTGAATGCCGCCTTCTTCTTAATGATTGCGTGGTTCACTATAAAGGAATGGAAGAAATGACTGCGCCGAGCATAGCCGAGATGGGGGACGCTGCTGGCGAGATCATCTGGCGGGTGATGGGCAAGGGATCGGATAAGTCTGCTTACGGGGATTGGCTGGAGAAGGACAGGCCGACTCACGATTACCATATCGCCAGAGCCGTGCGTCACTTGGCCACAGCGCAGATGCAATTACACAAATCCACGCCCTGTCCTGATAATAACGGCGAGACAAGTGTTGACCACTTGGAGCGTGCGCTGGTAAGAACATTGTTTGTGTTGGCTCAAATAAAGAAAGAAGTACCAAGATTATGATGTGGATTAAAAAAGAGTTTGATGATGACGGTAAGCCAGAGTGGGCGGTTTACATAGATGAAACTGGCGAGGGCAGAGAAGAGGATTGGTCGCACTATGATACTTTTGATTCTAGGGACGAGGCGATCAAGGGGTGTAGGAGCGTCACCTGGGAAGACTACGATTGTAGCGACAAATGAAGCTGGCTCTGTCATGGCTGCTCTACTTTTTGGGTGACATAATAAGTCGTACGCTTTTGCGTACGGGTCTTGGATACGGACTATACAAGACGCTGATGCTTTGGTCGGTCGAACTGGATGACAAGTTTAATGTATGGAAAGAAGTTAAACCTAGCGGAAGGGGCAAAAAATGAAACAAGCAATGGTAACGCAATCGTTTGGTGAGGACTGGCAAAAGATTCTGGATCTGACTAGGCCACGCATGGAGGCGTACTGCAAACGTCACAACTGCGACTTCATTCTAATCGACAAACCCCTAACCCATCCGATGCAGTATTCTAAATCTGCAATTGGAAACATCATGGCCACTAAGGGCTATGACCAAGTGACATTCGTTGACGCTGATGTTTTGATTACAGCCGATTGCCCCAAGCTTTCCGATGACGCTGGGGTTTTCTGCGCCTTTGACGAAGGGGCTTACCTAGATCGCAAGCCAGAGATGGTCAAACTGGCTGGAGCTTTCGGCGGGATGATCGAGCCTAAGTTCTATGTCAACACTGGCGTGTTCGTAGTTCACACTAAGGCTGTGGGCATCTTATCCATGCCCCCAATCGGCCTGCACCCTAATCACTTCGCCGAGCAGACCTGGCTCAACGTGATGGCACACTTATGGAACATTCCTCTAACCGATCTTGACCCATCCTTTAACTGCATGACGAGTGTGGAGTCGCACTTTGGTTTAGACCGCTACAAGGACGCGATGATTATCCATTACGCAGGCCAATCAAACGATCTGGTTAAGTTAGCTAACCAGATCAAAGAAGACGAAGCGAAGCTGGTGGGGTTGGGTAGGTGAGGTCCACGCATCTTTGTCGTGGTGATTATGACGAGAGGTTGCAGCAGTTGGCTGGAGAGGTTGCGCTGCAAGCCATCCGTGATCTGCGGATGCTGCGCAAGCGAGGGATGGTTAAGGGCATGAAGATTATTAAGGATCACCAAGGCGTGCCACTCAACGATGCGCTGGAGTACAAGAACTCCCATGAGGTGCAGAAGCTACTGCGAGATTTTAAGAATGGAACGGTTGGCTGGTGGTGCAGAGCCAGCGGAGTAA